GTGAATCTTAAACATATAGGTAAACCACCTAAATCGGTGAGATTTAAGGAGTTTCATATGACTTCAAAAAGCGGTCCCAATGGGCATGCCCTTTGGACTTCTTTCAAAGATCTTATGTCATTGACCTCTCAACAGCTAGAATCTATTAGGGTTCTAGCTGGTGATAGGTTGATTGAACTTATGTTAAAGTTTTCCTTTCTTTATAAAAGGATTCCACAATTCTTCAATTGCCGTAACCCTATCACTAGGGCTCCGAGTTCTCGTCGACTTGCAAAAATCAATGATAAAGAAGGAAAAACCAGAGAGGTTGCTATAGGGGATTATTATTCTCAGGGAGCTTTGCTTCCTTTGCATAACTACCTTTATAAGGTCCTCAATGGTATTCGCCAAGACTGCACTTCAGACCAAGCCAAGTTATTTTATTCTCTGGAGAATTCTATTAAGAATAACTACCATAGTATAGACTTAAAAGCCTTTACTGATAGGTTTCCGATAGATATTAACCATCGAATATTTAAAATTTGATTTGGATTAGAATACGCAGATGCTTGGAAGAGTCTGATGGTGGATACACCATTTGAGTATAAGGACCTACATGTTACATATAGGACCGGAACCCCGATGGGTATGTATTCATCATTTAACTCTACGGCACTCGCGCACCATTTCCTTGTATGGAAGGCATGTAAAATGTCTAACCTACGGTGGAAAAGGGCTAGGTATATGTTACTTGGTGATGATATCGTTATCGCTAACGACACACTATCAAATAACTATAAAAAGCTTCTAACTGAGTGGGGTGTTGAAATTCAACACTCTAAGACACATATTTCACCCTATGGCTTCGAGTTTGCTAAGCAAATTCGACTCCATGGTCAAAACGTGTCTCCCTTCCCTTTGTCGGCACTCTATGAAAGACGGTCCGAGACTATCACTAGTGTCGGTATCATTTTTCATGAATTAGCCTATAAACGGTGGGGCCCAGATCTGATGTCAGTCTTAGAGAGTTAC